TTTCTCTGCTAGAGACTTCTTCATTTCCATCTCTTCAGCGAGCCTAGCCTCAAACTGCTTTGAAAGGTTGTCGTATGCCAACTTCTCAAGTTGTTCAGCACGATACTGCTCGTATGCTTTCTCAACGTTCTCAGGTGACAAGTCGAGAGTAGTGAAGTCTGCTGAGTCAAGACCCTTGCTTATTGGGCCTAGTTGTCTTGGCGCAGCGAGAGGTCTTCCGCCACTGACAATTTCCTCGCCAGCACCGTAGTCCCTAGTGGAATCCTCGTCAAGTGCTTTCATCTCATCATCTCCTTTGTAAGACATCTTGCTCTCGTCATCGTCATCCATCTTCTCGTCAGCCATCATTTTGTCCTCAGACATCATTTTGTCTTCCTCGTCATCCATCTTTTCTTCTTCCATCATTTCCATTTCTTCCTTTACAACATTTTCTGTTTTTGCACCAGTTGCTTCCTGAACCTGCTTTAGCAGACCATTCAACTCCTCAAGTGCGCTTTCTAGTTTTTCTGACAAATTATCACCTCCATTTTCGTGTTTTAATATGTCGAATTTTGCTTCGGGGTTTATTCCTTTTTCACATATGGTAACTTCATGCAACTCCAAGTTGTCAATCTCGTTGTATTCCCCGTATTCCTCCGATTTTCTTTGTTTCTTTGATATTGCTTGTCCACCAATACTGAATGAGCGTAATGTTCCTTTTCTAATACCTCTTGCTATTTCCTTAGCCTTTTCTATGTCATCTCTCATTTTGATAACTACATAGAACCCAACGTTGTCAACACCTGTCTTGTGTAATACCCCGTTAGTATCTCGATATTGCTCTATTACCTCCCCGACCTGAACATTTGAATGGTTTGACATTACATTTCGATAAGACTTTCTTTCCATGAATTCTGCTACTGCTTTTTCCAGTGCTTCAAGAGTAATCAAGTCATTCTGCTTGTCTACTACTTCTATTGATGCATAACCACCGATTGTCAATTCTTCTG